AAATAAGGATAAAATAACATGACACAAGCAACAAATACATTTGATACCTATGATGCAGTAGGTATTAGAGAAGATCTACAAGATGTTATTTACTCTATCTCTCCAACTGAAACTCCTTTCATGAGTGCAGCTGCTAGAGAGCAAGTAAAAAACACTTTCCATGAATGGCAAACTGATTCTTTGGCTGCAGCAGTAACTAACAATGCTGTAATCGAAGGTGATGAAGCTACATTAGATGCATCAACTGCAACTACTAGAATTGGTAACTACACACAGATTATGGATAAAACTGTTGTAATTACTGGTACACAAGAAGCTGTTGATAAAGCTGGTAGAGCTTCTGAATTAGCATACCAAATAGCTAAAAAGTCTAAAGAATTAAAAAGAGACATTGAGTCTACTCTTTTGACTAACCAAGCTAGAGCTGCTGGTTCATCTTCTGCTGCTAGAACATTTGCTTCTATGGGTGCATGGATTGCAACTAACTCAAACAAAGCTTCTGATGGTACTGATCCAACTGCTTCTGATGGTTCAGATGCTAGAAATGATGGTACTCAAAGAGCTTTAACTGAGGACATGCTTAAAGATGTAATCAAGGGAACTTGGAATGCAGGTGGTAACCCATCAGTAATCATGGTTGGCCCTTTCAACAAACAAAAAATTTCTGGTTTCACAGGTGGAAATACTAGATTTGATGCGTCTGAAGATAAAACTTTATACACATCTATTGATGTATATTCTTCTGATTTCGGAGATTTAGAAGTTGTTCCAAATAGATTCTCAAGAGATAGAGACGCATTAGTCCTAGATATGGATTACTGGTCAGTTGGTTTCTTAAGAGATTTCACTATGCATGAACTTTCAAAAACTGGAGATGCTGAGAAAAGACAGATCTTAGCTGAGCTTACTTTGATCTCTAGAAACGAAGGTGCTTCAGGTGGAGTATTTGATCTTTCAACATCATAATAATTAATTTGGTGGGGGAGCAATCCCCCATCATACTAACAATAATTTTGTTTGGTCTTTGAAGATTTTTGAAGTCGGAACGAAGCAAATAAAAAGGAAAAAAAAATGAGAACACTTAACGATTATTTTTTAACTGCAAAAATAACAGATATTTCTACTGCTGGTTCAACATTTGTTGCTGTACCTGATGGTGGAAAAATTATTAAAATTTTTTCAAGCATTAAAAATGCTATTACTACTGCTGATGCAGCTTTATCATTTGAAATTGGTGGAACTGCAATCACTAATGGTGGTATAACTGTAACTCAATCTGGTTCAGCAGCAGGTGATGTAGACACATCTACACCTTCAGCAGCAAACTCAGTTGAAGAAGGTGATGCAATCGAAATGATTTCAGATGGTGCATCTGCAACAGCTTGTGAAGCAATAATAACATTTGTTATTAGAAGATAATTAATTAGGGGGTGGTAACACCCCCAACTAAAGGAGAAAATAATGCATTTAGCAATGAAACCAAAATCAACAGAAAAAGTTACTTCATCTGGTACTTCAACACAATCTTCAGCAATATCTGATAATATCTTTTACGTTAGAGTTGCAGCAGATGCTGCTTGTCATATAGAAATCGGTATAAACCCAACAGCAACTACTTCATCAATATATTTACCTGCTGATGATTATGAATATTTTAAAATATCGCCAGGCGAAAAGGTAGCTGTAATTGGAACTGTAAACGCATATATTACTGAACTAACTGAGTAATGAGCATACTAAGAGATAAAGAAAAAGATGGTACTTCTTATTATGTAGAAACTGATGGTAAACTAACAGTTAAAAAAACTGAAAATGTTACCAATCTACTAAAAAGAAATAAAGAGCTATACAATCAGAATGATGGATATACTCCATCTAAAGATATGAAACGTATAGCTAGTATTCCAAGACTAATGTTAGAAATTTGGACTAAAGAATACAATGGTACTAATAATTGGTTTGCTTTACCTCAAGAAGTTAGAAGTAAAATATTAAGAGAAAAACTAAATAGTTCTGATTTTAGATATTTTAGAACTGCACCAGGAAGAATGTAATGGCACTAAATACTTATTCTGCACTTAAAACATCTATAGCTAATTGGCTTAACAGAAGTGATTTAACTTCTGAAATAGCTAATGACTTTATTAAATTAACTGAAGCTGACTTTAATGCTAAGTTAAGAATAAGACAAATGGAACAAAATGATTCTATTACTATTAATGCTGAAACAGTAACAGTACCTTCAGGATTTATTGGTGTTAGATCTTTTTATATTCTATCTGGTGGAACTAAATATCATTTAAATTATATTACACCTTCTAACTTAATATCTATCAAAGGTGGTTCAACAGCAGGTATGCCAAGAACTTATACTATTGAATCAGATAATGGTACAGAAAGTTTTAGATTTGCACCACAACCAGACACATCATACACAGGCTATCTACAATACTACAAAGCTTTTAATGAATTATCAGATAGCAATACAACTAATTATATTTTATTAAATCATCCTGCTATTTATTTATATGGATCATTATATCATGCTGCTAATTTTTTAGGTGGTATAGAGCCTAATCAAGCTCAACAATGGTTAGGTATGTATTCAGCTGCTATGGAAAGAGCTGAGAATAATGACCAACAAGATTCTTATGGTGGTGCACCAGTTGTACAAAGAACAGATATTGGAACTGATTTATCATTTTATAGAAGAAAATAATTATGCAAATACCTTTTGGAGAATGGCTACCTGATCAACCACAGCATATGAATCCTGGAGCTAATGTTGCTACCAATGTTTATTATGCTTTAAATTCTTATAAAAGATTTCCTTCATTGGTAAACTATTCATCAAATAATATAAGCACAGATTCAAGAGGAGCTGGATCTTTTAGAGATAATGCTAATAATGTTTATAACTTTGTAGCTAATAATACAGATATTTATCAATTAGATGGTGGAACATTTACCTCAAGAAAAGGATCTTTAACTGGTGATAATACAGATTTTTGGACATTTACTCAGTTTGGTAACTATGTAATAGCTTCAAATGGTGTAGATTTACCTCAGTATTTTTTAATGGGTACATCTACTAATTTTGCTAATTTATCGTCATTAGGATCTGGTGTTCCTAATTTTAGAGTTTCAGGTGTAGTTAGAGACTTTTTTAGTTACTGGTAACTTGACAACAGGTTCTAACACAATACAATGGTCAGGAATTAACGATATTTCAGAATGGACTCCTGGTACTAAACAATCAGATTCACAAGACCTTCCAGGTTCTGGTGGACAGATAGTACATATAACTTCTGGAGAGATCGGTTACGTATTTAGACAAAACCAAATAATCCGAATGGACTATGTTGGTGGTGCAACAGTATTTAGACTATCAGTTATATCTCCTAATAGAGGAGCTGTATATGGTAGAACAGTATGTCAGGATAACAGACGTGTATTCTTTTATGCTGATGATGGTTTTTTTGAAATTAATGGAGATCAAGTTATTTCTATTGGTGCAGAAAAAGTAAACAGATTTTTTGATACAGATTTAAACAAAGCATTTAGCGATAGAGTTTGTGCTGCTGTTGATCCATTTAATCAGTTAGCATTATGGTTATATCCTAGCTCAAATAATACTAGCAATACAACTGGTATTTGTGATAGAATATTAATTTATAATTATGCAACTAAAAAATGGTCTTTAGCAAATACAAATGCTAGTACAATATTTTCTCAATTCGTTGGTGCTTATACAGTAGAATTAATGGATATTATATCTCAAAACTTAGATCAGATTAATATTGCATTAGATACAGATTTTTGGTCAGGTGGACAACTATTACTTGGTGCAATAGATAACGAATACAAGGCTGCTATTTTTTCTGGTACTGCAAATCAAGGAGAAATAGAAACAAGTGAAGTTGAGTTGTTTCCTGGTTTTAGAAGTAACATACAATCTATTAGACCAATAGTAGATGCACAAGCAAGTGTTACTATTAAAACTAGAGACAGACTTGCAGATAATGTTAATGAGTCTAGTGAAATATCTATGAACTCAACTGGTATTAATCCAGTAAGACAATCTGGAAGATATGTTAAAATTAATGTTAAAACACCTAGTGGTGTAGCTTGGTCAGATGCTCAAGGTATTGATTTAGTTGCATCAAGAGCAGGATTAAGATGACAGA